TGGCGCTAGCTTCCCACCTGAGAACTATTCACAATGTTCTACCCCAGAACTTTCCACGCCTCCCTGCCTCTGTCGATTTAGATGGGAATGTCTACTGGTTGAACTTGGCCAGTCACGTTTTGATTAGCGGGGGAAGCAATGGGGGCAAGAGTACCTTAATCAAGACGCTCTTAAGCTCATTGATACTCCTTTATCCGCCTGAATGGGCGCAATTCTGCTTGATGGATTTCAAGCAGGGCGTCACTCTAACTCCGTTTGCTAATACGGACTGGTCTTGGCGGGGAAAGGGGGCTTGTTCGTCACCGGATCTTGCTGGTGACGTGTGGGAGGAACTGAAAGAGGAAGCCCAGCTTCGTGCAAAAACGATTGTTGCCGCTGGGGTTGAAAATCTGGCTGAGTACAATAATCTCTACCCGAATAGTCCTATTCCCTGGCTGTTCGTCGTCATTGACGAGATCGGAAACTACAAGCAGGCAAAGGGAGATGAGGCCGACGCTTGGCTCCAGCTCTGCATGAGCCAGTGGAGAGCGTGGGGTATTATCTGCATCGGCAGCACCCAATACCCATCGGCAAAGCACGCAATTAGTCCAGATACGCGAACGAATTTTATGACAAAAATTCTGTTCGCGTGCGATGAAAGATGCGCGAAATTGGTTCTCGGTGAGAGCGATCGCCATGCTATCGAAGCCACCCGGCTAATTCCTCCAGGAGATTGCCTGATCAAGGCTAGCGGAAACTATATCCGTGGTCAGGCATTGTATCTTGCTGCCCCTGTAACAAAAGCCCTACTTCAATTGCACGACTCCCATGCAAATCCGTTTGGTTCTGCCACTCTTGAACGCGCTATGGGAAAGAGTTTGGCTGCGGTTTAGCTTTACTAGAAAGGAGCAAATTTACACGCTTGTCTTCTTCTTAGCAATCGTTGGCAGTGCCGTATTCACCCCTGGTCCTCGCATGGTGCTTCAATCAATTATCGCGCTGCCTATCGCGCTACCTATCACGCCACACGTTGTCCTTTCCCCTAGCATCCTCATCGCGAGATTGCAGCTTGACGACGCCGCAATGGGTAGCCAGCAATCAACCCCTCCGGCTCTTGGAGAGATGATTGCTGGCTACCCGGTGTCTGACATCCGTAAGATCAGGAACGTTCACCCGGTTTCCGGACAGAGGAACGTCTGGCATAAAGGATTTGACATTGCAACTCCAACGGGAACCCCTGTTTATGCCCCGTTCGTAGGAACGGTTTCAGAATGCGTTGAGGATGGCAGATGGAAGACTTATGGCATCTTCCAATCACCTCTGTTCCCTAATCGATACTGGCTACTTCACCATTTAAGCTGGTGCCAGACAGGAGAGTACAAAAAGGGCGACGTTTGGGCTAAGACAGGCAATGCGGGCACTGGGCCGCACCTGCATGTTGAGGGATGGGTTCGTCGTGAAGGGTTGTGGGATCATTACAATTTAGCGAAAGGTTGGATAAGGGGATTTATCGATGCAAGTATCAATTGTTTGGGATAAAGAGATGGCGAAGTGGACAAGCTTCGCCCTGCTAGCTTTGACTGGGTTTGGGCTAACGATGGGCGGCGGTCTGGCTGTCTTTCAACTGTTTGGGGCTAACCCGCTTTTTATCCTTGTGTTCCTAGTGGGTGGAACGTTTGGCTATACGCTCGCCACCGCCGCCCCGCTGCCCGTCCTCGGGATATTAGGAAGCATTTTGATGTCCCTAGACAGGGTTGATGAGCTATTGGAAGCTCTCCTAACGTTGCCGCTTAGCATCAGCAGTGATGCCCCGATATTGAGCCAGGAGAGAGGAGAAGCCGTTGAAGATGGCGGTGAACCCTTGGATAGTGAGTTAGTCGCGCTGCTCCAGCCCCAGCCATTTCCGTTGTCGGAAACGTTTGACGGTTATGTTATCCGGATTTCAGGCACCACACCTCATTATCTAGAGAGGATTGGAGATAAAAAGTTATTTTTCACAAGCGATCACAACAATGCTTGCTTGTTTAAGAGCCGACGTGTTTCATTCACATTTGCTCAACTATGTTTCATTGTAAACGGCGATAAAAACGCTGTAGAGGTGCGCGGTGTCCCCATCAAACTTGGTCAAGGAATTATCTCTTAGCCCCCGGCGCTACCTGTTCGTATTAGCACTTGGTTTCGGCTGGGGTGTGACTCCTTCGATACCAGCAGGGCAAAGCACTACCCACGTAAAAAGCTTTTCTGGCATTACCCAGCCAGCAACCCAATTAGGAGGCAAACCAGAAACCAAACCAGAAACCAAATTACACGGAATTGACCTTCTCAAGGCTATCGGACTAAGTGAGGGGACCCGTGAAATCGATGGGGACAAGACAGAGGACTGGAATAGCCATATAGACCCAGGAAATCAGGCTGTCAACAAGGGTTCGTGCAGTTGGCAGAAAAGCCCTGTAGCCTCACCTGCTGAGGCCGACATACTTTGTAAAGCGGCATTAGAGAAGATACTGAGGGACGTGCCAGATGGAAGCTCCGATCTGGTAGCGATCGCCTATTTAGATGCCTGGATTCAGTCGCCAGCAGCAGCTAAAGATTTCTTCAAACTGCTCCAGAACGCTCCTGGCGCGACCGAATTTGACCGGATTGTATACGCTCGGGTAAAAGCCTTTATCAATCCTGACACAGGCGAATGGGACGCCCCTGGACTGGGCAACAATGCCGTCCAGATAAACAAAGATCAAAACAGAAGGGTAGAAGCCTTGCAAGATTCCCTGAACGCGCAAAAAAGCTAAATAAAAATGGCAAAAAAAGTGCATTTTTCTTGCGATGTTTGCGGGGTTTTACTTCACCCTGCGAATTGGTTACACGATGCCGAAGTCTGCTGCACCTGCGGGCTAAGCGCTCCTGTTAGTATTGGCACTAGCACTAGCGATGGCGAAGCAATTGCTGTTCTTCTGCCTGCTCCTTCTCCTCCATCTCTGCCTTAAACAACATTTCGACGATCGCTGGGAAATTGGTATCAAGATTCAGGTTTGTCTCGGGGAAAAGTTCCGCCTCAGAAATATTTCTCCCTGAGACTTGGCTAAACACAAAGCACAGGGTAACTCGCGCCTTACGCCACGGACGCTGGTGGCCCTTCTCGAATTTAGATATGTGGGTGCTGTCTAAACAAGACCCCTTTCGCAAAAAAATGATAGCCCTCATCAATGTCTGCGGGCTGGCCGTGCGAGCTGGATGATCCACTTCAACGCCCTCACAATCAATTTGGAGCATTGCTAGATAACAGAGCACTGCTAGCTTGGGCTGCGTCAGGTCGGCGGCTATCCGCATTCGTCTCAGGGTTACGCAAGGGACGAAAACCATATTTAGTTCAGCTATTCCGTACGGAATATCGTATATTGCTGTCGCTGTATTCATTTTTGGGTCTTGAATTGTTCCTGAACCCACATAAACTTATCTCACTTTGGGCAACTTGCATCTAGACTTGTCCAATATCCAAGCCTATCTCTGCCAAAAGGGCTAGTCCAAAGTGGTCTAACAGCGATGGACGGGCATTTTGATGGCCAAGCCTTTAGAAATTGAAGTTTTTAGAGTAGGAACACACCCATCGTCAACGGACGAGGTGTTCCATTTTCCGACTGAATTGGTGGATGAGGCGATAGAAAACTATAATCCCAATCTGTTTCGTGCGCCCCTAATCGTCAGCCATGAAACAGGGGCGTACAGTGACCGAGGCATTGTCGATAGTGAGCTAGCCTTTGGCATTGCCGATAGCTTCCGTCGCTCTGGGGAAAAGGTTTTCGCGACCTTCAATAAGTACGCCCCAGAAGTAAAGCACTGGATTAACGAAGGTCGGATCAATAGCGTCTCCAGCAGCTTTTATCTCCCTGAATCAACTAGCAACCCTACACCTGGGAAGCTAGCTTTTCGGCACGTTGCATTGCTAGGAAAAAATGCACCCGCTGTAAAGGGAATGGCTCCCTTAGAGTTGGGTGAAATGCCGTGCTTTTCCGACAAAGGGATTGGAATAGCTATCTTTTCTATGCCGTTCGGTGAACCTTTTTTAATCATTTCTCGACTCTTTAGAGCACTGAGAGATCAGTCAATTAATGCAAACGGGCTTGAGAAAAGCGAGGCAATTTACCCGTCCGAAACGATCCTAGCGCTTGAAAACATGGCTAACACTCAGTATGTCACCACTGAGTACATGGAAACCTCTTTCCGGTTCCACGATTCCCAAATGAAGGAACTCTGGGAGATGTTAGCCCGCTGCCAGCATGAGATGTCAAGGATTACGCAGGAGTCAGTAGACGCGAATTCTTCCCCCCTTTCTGCCTCTCATGCTCCTTCTACTTCTGCCCCTTACGCGACCTATAAGGAATCAAAAATGAAACGGAACTACTCAGGCGCTATGGCGGCGATCGCTAAAAAAGACTCCGCAATGTCAGACGTTGACAACTTCATGAAGGCTATGGGACTTGAGGATAGTCAAAAGCCTGATGCCGTAAAAATGCTGGCAGGCAGCATGGAAATACCAGAAGCCTTCAAGAAAAAGCTAGCGAAAGCGCTCAGCATGAGCGACGCAGAACTCAAAAAACTTTACGTATCGGACGAGGAAATCAACATGAGTGAAGAACAGTCTGCGTTGGACAAAGTTGCAGAACTTCAGTCACAAAACGCTGCCCTGATGCAGGAATTGGTTGAGCAGCGGGCGGGTCGTCGTACTGCTGACATTACAAGCTTTGTCGAGGGTGAGCAGCGGGCGGGGCGGGTCACTCCTGGGATTATGAGGCCGCAGACCATCAGCTTTGGAGATGGCAAGAGCCAGACCTATGATCTCGTTTCGTTCATGGCATCTCTTAATGACGCTCAGCTTGGCTTCATGAAGAAGCATCTAACAGGATTGCCCTCTCAAATTGAATATTCAGAAGTCGTTACCGAGCCAGAAAACACGGTAACCAACGCCCCACTGAACTACGCCCAAATAGGAGATATGGCAAAACAACTGGTGAAAGCGGAAAGAGCGGGTGGGAAAGAGATAACTGAAGCCCAGGCTGTAGACCGAGTGATGACAGAGAACGGGGTGCGCTTCTAGAATCGCTCTTTGCCATCAGCTAGAGTTCAATCATTTTAGAGAGAGTTAGTCATGTCGGCAGAAAGAACTTTTCAATGGTCGAAAGCGTTTTACGCAAGCGGGGCGATCGCTCCACGCCGAATCATCATGGGCGACGTCGGTGATACGGCAGGCACGAGGGCAGCTCAAGCAACTGGCCCGAATGCTCTACTAATCGGAGTGGGTTATATTCCAGATTCGTACAGAGATCCAATTGTTATGGGTCAAACGCCTCCAGCAATTCAGGTTCTCAACGGCCATCCATTCGATTGTCAGATGGGTGGAATTGTTGAAGTTGACGCAGCCGCGAATATGGGGCCTTGGGTTTGGGTTACCTCAGATGCAAACGGTAGAGCTGTTCCGGCAGCAGATGGGAATCACTCAATCGGATTTACTACTCGCGGAGTAAGCAATGGCAATGTCGTTACGGTTGCTATTCATCAAACAAGGTTATCTTTCGGAGCTAACGTCACGTCGTCTCCTGCCGAATTGAATCTGTTTGATAATGCCCCTGCTAACGCAGTCTTCACGATTGGAACGGAGGCCGCAAACGTAATCAATGTAGCAGCACAACTCCGAAATGCTGACAACCAAAACATCGTCGGTCGTCGAGCTATATCAGCCTATCTATCGGGTGTCTCTACAGGCGGGGATCTAGCTGCGGCTCCTAGCGGTGGCGTTGCGATTGGAGCTAACGGGTTACTCACCGAACCAATAGCAGATCGGTCCTTTCAGGCCATCACCGGAGCGAATGGACTGTTTGACATCAACATCACTGAGGCAACCGTCAGGACGCTTCACCTCGTATTGGTATTTCCAAGCGGGGCGATTCAAGTAAGCAGCGCGATTCAGTTCGTCTAACCTGCTTGAGCCGTCTTCGGTTTTCGTTTCCACTTTTTTGGTTTGGAGTTTCTAAACATGACCACCGCCCCGTTTCCCGTAGACAGACGCCGTACAGCAATCTCGATCGCGTTCGACAATAACGAACTGATTGCCGACCGCGTTTTCGTTCGCGTTCCTTCTAACGGCTCGCGTTTTACATGGCGCAAATATAAGCCCGGTGAAACTTACGCGCTGCAAGATACTCTTGTTGGCCGGACCAGTAAACCGAATGAAGTTGAGTTTGGATTTGATGAGTATGAATCAAACACTGAGGATCACGGGCTTGAGGCTCTGATCCCTCAGAATGATATTGACAACGCTCCACAAGGCTACGACCCAGTTGATAGCTCAACTCGCCGAACTACTAACTACGTCCTGCTGCGGAGGGAAAAACGGGTGGCTGACATGGTGGCTAACCTCAGCAACTATTCTCCTCAAAATGTCACGACACTTACAGGAACGAACCGTTTCACCAACTACACGATCAATCCTCTATTGCCTGGGTCTGAATCAGATCCGGTCGGGGTTATCTCTAACCGCCTTAAGTCGATGCTGCGGCGGGCGAACACTATGGTTCTGTCTGAGGATGGTTTTGATACATTGTCGCGCCATCCAAAAATGGTTGCGGCATTCCACGGCAACGACGGAAATTCAGGCGTCGTCACAGTTGACTTCATTCAGCGGTTGTTCCGACTCAGAGAGGTTGTCATTGGCGGGGCTTGGGCCAGCTTAACTCCTGGTTCTGACGCACGGGGAACGGCAAACATTACCCGTTTATGGGGAAATGACCTAGCCCTAATCTACAAAGATCCCACAGCTAATTTAACGGAGGGACTGACTTGGGGCATGACAGCTCAGTGGAAAACTCGTATCACGAACACTCGTTTCGACCCAGACATCGGGCTTGAAGGTGGGCAGCGGGTAAGGGTTGGCGAACACGTCAAAGAGGTGGTAACGGCTCCCGAGTTTGGTTCAATCATCGTTGATGCCTTTGGTGGAGCTTAAAGTAAATGGACTTTCGTAAATACACAATCCTGCTAGGGAAATTAAGTGGTTCGTATGGTGGGCAGCCTGTTCAAGGTTCCGTAGGCGACGAAGTTCTCCTACCTCCTGAAGACGGGGACGCCCTAGAGGCAAGGGGGGTCGTGATGTTGTCCCCTCACGACGAGGAACATCCTCCCATCGTTGCGATTGAGACACTTCCTCAAGAAGCGCCGCCAGTTACCCCTCCCACCCCTCCCAAGCTTGAGTCTGATCCTCCCAAGCTAGATATCAATACTTGCTCGTTTGAGGCGTTAGAGGCGCTACCAACCATCGGAGCAAAAACCGCCAGAAGCATCATGGCTAAACGTCCCTACCTGAATATCGAGGAGGTGCCTGGGAAGGCGGGTCTAGGTGGTTTGGTTAAGGCTAATTGGTATCAGGTTGCCCGACTGCTTGAAGTTGTCACGCCTGAGTAACTGTCCTCTTTTTTTGGCGATCGCAGGAGTTTCTGTTTCTGATGAACTACGCCAGCCTTCAAGACTACATCGGCTTCGTGGGAGAGCAAGAAGCGCTAGAGCAATCAAACCTTGACGACTCTAGCCTTCCATTAATCAACGAAACGATCATCCTTAAATGGCTCGCTGCCGCAAGTGCTGAGATAGATGGACATCTAGCAAAAAAGTATGCCCTCCCTGTCCCTAGTCCAGTTCCAGCAATGCTTTCGGAAATAGCCTGTGTAATCGCACGAAAAAACTTAGACAGGTACATGCGACGGGATCATGTGCAGCAGGACTATAAGGATGTTGTTGATCGGCTTAAAAGAATCGCGAAAGGGGAGGAGGTTTTAACGGGAGCAGATGGAACAGCACCTGTTCAGTCCGACGGCTCCCAGCTATCAGGAACCGTTTCTTTTGGCGGCGGCAATCCAATCTTTACCCGAGAAACATTGCGAGGGTATGGGCGGGGGTGGTCGGAATGAGTCTCTACGGACATATAGAAACGGCAATCGTCAAGGAGCTAGCGGAAAAGATTGAAGGCGTAAAGATTGAAGGCTTCCCAGACGATGGAGCTGAGCTGGGCAAAGCTGCTCCAGCCCGCCGAATCTTGGTGGGGTATCAGTCAAGCGACTTTGAGATCCTAGCTGAAAACCCAGCTCTATTTATCAAAGAAGTTTTGACCTATGAAATCACCATCGGAGTGAAAGGATTACGAACTCATTCAGGTGTCTACACGCTCCTGCAAGAGGTGAGGAGAATCCTGACAGGATTCTTACCAGTGCAGGGAATTAATGCCCGAAGAATGCGTCCGACAGGATGCTCCTACAAGGGGATCGAAAGCGGCATTTGGTATTACTCGGCTAATTTCACTTTCGAGATTAGTTATGGCGAATTTGATCCGTTGTTTCCCGAAGTTACGCCCACTCTAGAGCCGATGCTTTTGCCTAATGGCATCACCCTAGTTACAGGTATTTGGCGATCTTTAGCTGACAGGATTCCCGGTGAATCAGTCCTTGATTATCAATTCTCTATTCCACCGGAGACGGGCTAGCTATGGTCATCTTAAACTCAAACATTCTTACCGCTCCCGGTGTATACGTCTCGGAAAACACCGCTGGCATAGTTCCCCTTGAACTAGCCTCATTCAATCGCTGCTACATGCTTGGCACCGCAGCGACGGGAGTTTATAACGAACCCTATCAGGTTGTTTCCGCTGAAGATTTTTCAAATGTATTTGGTTCTAGCACTTCCTTAAATTCGGTTACTTTATTTTTCCGAAACCATCCTAACGGCGTTCTCTTTTTCGTTAGAGCAGCAGCACCCCAATTGGCTGAGGTAACGATTTCAGCAGCCACTGTCGGAACTTGGAGCATTACAATTGTTATCGGTGTCGCTGCTCCGGTAGTTGTCACCTATGTCTACGCAGACGTATCTCCAACGGCGCAAGAATTGATTGACGGATTTATTACTGCTATCAATAATAGTGCCGTTGCAATTAGCGTGACGGCGTTCGATCCTCAACCTGCTGACATGACATTCAGGATCAAGGGGAATGCCGAAGAAGTTGTATTTACCCTATCCGCTCCTACAGCCCCAGCGACAGCCACCCTGTCTAGAACGAATGATATTTCCTCTGTTAAAAGTGATTTTATTTGGGCTTGTGAAAACGCTTTTGACCCAGACATGCACGCGCAAGGAATACTGATTGCTCCGCAGGCATTCCAATCGATTGCGCTCCAAGCAGATCGGATAGATGTTGGCACTGCGATGGAAAACCTATGTTCCGCCGAAGGGTTTGACTGGGTAACGTTCATTGATAATGGGAGCACAATCTTAACCAATGCTCAAGCAGACGCAGAGGGCGACCTCTACATCACTCCACGCGGGCATCTAGCCTATTTCTATCCCTATGTCAGTATGATTGACGCTGGCTCTCTGCCAGTGCTTGTCCCGTCATCTGCGGGGATTGCTGGTATGGGCTTGCTGAAGATGGGGCGAGAGGGGTTCAACCAGCCTCCTGCTGGGGTCCCATACCCGCTGAAAGGGGTGACCGATGTTGCGGTTCGAGTGAAGCGGCAGCAGCAAGCTGTCCTCAATCCTCAGGGAATCAATGTTATTAGATATCTCCCAAATAAAGGGGTCGTTGTTTACGGCTCACGCACCCGTTCAGTCAATCCCTACTACCGATTTATCACAACCCGAATCATCCTCAACGTCTTAATTGGCACACTTCGGAATGCGTTTGATAATTTTGTCTTCAGCGGAGTAGACGGCAGAGGAATCTTTCGGACACGGGTTAGAGAAACGGCTGAAGCAGTTTGTTTCCGTTTGTGGGATGGGGGAGCGTTATACGGAGCGTCCCCGTCCCAAGCCTTTTTTGTAAAATGTGATGCTGAGAACAATCCTGACCTAGACCTAGAAGCAGGGATAGTAAGGCTTGATGTTTACGTGGTTCCTGCCCCGATTGCTGAGCGGATCTTGATATCAGTGACCCGCGTGGCTATCGGGCAGATCGAAATAGTTACCAGAAGCGTAGGAGGAGGATAAGTTGACTGAACCGGATGCAGTAAAACCATCTACCTCAAAAATGGCAGCTCGCTTCATCCAATTAGAAGAGACTGTAGCTGAGATGCAAGAGTCAGAAGCAAGGGTATCAGCTCGCCTGAGGACACTTGAAAAATCTGATAAAAACCAGCAAGCAATCTTGATTTGTTTCTTCTGTATAATCGCTGCAATTCTAATATTGAACAGA